TTGTAGAAAGCTTAGATATTACTGCTGATATGGAATCTCCAGTTACTTACTCTGCTTCTTTTACAGGACAAGGTCAACTAACTCAGGCTACCAACGCATAATAACACCAAAAACACCAAAATATGAGAGGACATTACGAACTAACCCTTAGTGATGGGACTAAGATACCTATGAGATTTTGTACATGGTCTTTAAAGAGATTCTGTCAAGTACAAGGTATATCACCTGCTGAAATTGGAGATGCTCTATCTGGAGAATCTACTCTTGACGCTATTGTAAATTTGCTTAGATCAGCAGCAGAGTATCCTTTATATAAAGAAGGCATTACTCCTAACTTTACTGATTTAGAAGTTTGTGATTGGATAGATGACATTGGAGGTATTGCAAGTACTAAACTACAAGACATATTTAAAGTATTGTCAGATAGTATGGTAAGTGGTATAGATAATGCACCTTCTAAGAAAGGCAAGAGTTCAGATGTAAAAAAAAATTAGAGTGGATTGATATTGAAAGATATACAATGGGGGAGTGCCAAGTGCTTCCCCATTTGTTTTGGGATATGACGATGGCTGAGTTAGATTTTGTGTGGTATGGTTACCGTCATAAAGAAGAACAAGAATGGTTAAGAGTAAGATGGCAGACTACACTTTTAATCAATATTCAACTACCAAAGGGTAAAAAGATTACTCCAGAAGAGCTTTTAAAGCTTGACTGCGATAGTCGTAACTTTGTGAAACAAAGAGTAATGAGTAATGAAGAATTACAAGAGGTACTAAAGAAATATAATAATGTTAAACCTATAGGATAATGGCAGTAGAAGAATCAATTAAAATTAAGATACAGGCAAATGCAGAAGAATTTAAAATTGTTGCTGGTATTATTAATACAGAACTAGGAAAACTAGGAAAGAATTTTGAGATATTAGAAGGTAATATTAAGCAGACTTCTAATGCCATGAAAGGTTTTGATGGTTCATCTAAAAAGTTTAACAAAGGCATAATGAGTATCTCATTGATACTACAAGATTTACCTTATGGTTTTAGGGGTATTCAAAATAACATACCTGCATTAGTTCAGGGTTTTGGTGTTTTATATTTAGCTATATCTGCCGTAACCGCAGCAATGACATATTTTGTCATGCAAGGAGATAATATGTCTAAAGACACAAAGAAGATATATGAAACATTTAAAGAGTTTATTAATGGTGTAGTAAATGAGGTGTACAATACATTAAAACCTGCATTTGATTCTATAGTAAAATCAATCATGTTCTTATGGGATATGTTTGGAAACAATCTTATAAATCAGTTTAGATATATATGGGAAAATTTATTAGCTCTTGTTAAAATAGCTGGCAATATTTTAGCGGAAGCATTTAATTTAGTTACTAGTGTTATTAAAGGTGATTGGGCTAAATTTGGAGAATCATTATTAAATATTTTTAAATATGCATGGAATGCTATAGTTCAATTTTTATCATTCAGTTTAAAAATGGTAGGAAATGCAATAGGTGCTTTTACTAGAATATTTAATAAAGATTTAGGCGACACAATAACAAAATCAACTGAATATACTGCTAATAAGTTTGCAGATAGTTTTAAGTTTGCATTTAAAGAAGTAGAAAAAGCTGGTAAAAAGATTGATGTATTTTCTTTATTTGGTGGTAAAAAGAAAAAAGGAGGAGAAGACAACAAAACATTTAAAGCTGATAAATCTAATTTAGAGGTATTAAAAGCTCAAGAAAACTTCTATAAAGATGATTTATTCATGCGTAGATATTACGCATTAGAAGTTCTTAAAGAGGAAGAGAAACTAGCTTTAATGGAAGCAAAATTCAATAAAGCTAATAAGGTTACATTAACAAATATAGCTGAGGAGTTTAGGATTAAAAGACTTGCTGTCGAAAAATCTACCCTTGATGGTATTCAAGCTATAAGAAATGATGCTGCCGATAGAACAACTAAGTTTAACAAAGATGAATTAGAGAAGGCTGAAAAGATTCAAAAAGAACTAACAGACCGATCTATATATTTTACCGATCAAAGAATTAAAGCAGCCCAAACAGAAGCTGATGCTTCTATAAGGGCAAATAGGGGTAATTACCAAGCTCAAAAACAAGCATTAGAAGATCTTATTGTAAAGCTAGGTGTCTTTAGAATGGCTGGTATAGGCGGTGCAGAAGCTATGCTTAAATTAGATGAAGCAATAGCTAATAACAAAGCAAAGATTGAAGGTTTAGTTGATCCATTAGAAACATTAAACCAAACTTTACAATCTACTTTTAATCAATTAAATATTGATATGGTTTCAGCATTTGCTGAGAATATAGGAGAAATGTTGGCTGGTGGTGCATTTGACTTTACTAAATTGGGTAGCATTTTAGCAGATGGATTGTCTACAATAGGTAAAGCTTTAATTGCTTTTGCATTAACTAATGGAGCAGCTATGGAATTGTTTAAAGACCCTAAGACATGGCCTTTAGCTCTTGCTGCTGGTGTTGCCGCAGTTGCAGCAGGTGCATTTTTAAAGAGTAAAATGAATGACAATAAAGCTACAGCATTTGCTAATGGTGGTATTGTATCAGGACCTACAATGGGTCTTGTTGGAGAATATCCAGGTGCTCAAAATAACCCTGAGGTTATTGCACCTTTAGATAAATTAAAATCTATGATTGGTGGTGGTGGAAGTGGTACATTTGTTTTAAGAGGTCAAGATTTACTTTTATCAGTAAACAGAGCACAGAAGGCATCTAATCTAAAAGGACAAAATATAAGCTTAGCATAATGGCATACGGATTAAGATATACATTGACTCAAATACTTAAAAATGGTAATACTCAAGTTCTTGAAATATACCAAGAAGATTACGTTGGTAGTGTAAAAACATATATACCTACATCTATAAGTATAAGACCAAATTCTGCAAACGAATATCCATATCCTGCAATAATATCAACTCAGTTAGAATTTTCATTTATCCTAGAAACTGAAGACGATTATAACCAATATCCAACCGTATTAACATCTAACGATAGGTTATATTATGTTTTATTAAAAGAAGGCACAGATGTTATATGGAGAGGATTTTTATTTAATGACTATTCTGAGGTTGGCTTTTCCACTGGTATATCACAATCTTCTTTAATTGCCATAGATGGTATATCCTTTCTAAAAGATCAAGAATATGTAGTAGATGCTAGTATTAATACAACAGCACAGCATATCAGCGTAATGGCTACTGCATTAAGATATCTTGGTTATCCTTCTGATTTATACCTAACTATAGCTTGTTCCTTTTTTGCTAATGGAATGCAAACAAGAGCTGATAACATATCAAACGAACCTTTTAGTCAGATATATCAATATAGAAGAGATTTTGTAGGTGTGAGTTACTATGAAATATTAGAAAATATACTAAAAACTTTCAACTGTAGAATGTATCAAGCTAATGGAGATTGGTATATATCTGCAACTATGGAAACTGCTGCATCAACAAGATATTTTACAAGATATTCAATTGGAGCATCTACTATAACTGTAGCATCATCAGGTGTACTTAACAACACTATTAATATTGCACCATACGCAAATAATAATGTCCATTTTATAGACAACTCACAAACTAAGATATTAAGGAAGGGTTTTTTTAATATAGAGGTAAGAAGCCAATATAAAAGCCCTTTAAACCTTATACATAACGCTGATTTAAAAACAGTATCTGGAACTGCACCTAACATAACAGCACAAGGTTGGAGAACTACATTAACCAGTAATGCAGAGGCAACTGTTATTGTAGACGCTGGACAACAGTTTAATGATTATTATTTAAATGCAAATTTAGGTATAGCCACTTTAGAAATATTACAAGCAACATCACAATATACATATACTCCTTACATGGGAGGTTCGCCAATTACATTTAGCTGTGATCATAAAAATAATAATGCAATAGAAATACAGATTGCTTTATTAGATACTGGTTCTGGTAATAAATATTTAGATAGAAACGGAGTTTGGCAGACTAACTCAAATACATATATACCTTTCCCTGCGGCAACTCAAGGTAATAATTATGATACATTTAGCTTACAAATACCTCCATTTTATACAAACTTTACTCCTCCTTATGAGCAGTTTTTAATGGGGTATATAAATGTTAAAATAAGATGTGATAATACCTATACTTATTTAAGAAACTTTAAATTAGTACAAGGAGAAACAGAGGTTAAATATGCTGTAGTACAAAATAGTAATTCTACCGACAAAAGCACAGCAGAGGTTTTTGAACAACCTTATGGTCAAATATATCCTAACACATATAACCAACAGGTTTTAACCTATGGTTCATTGTTTAATAGTAGTGGTATATTTTTAAAAGGTTGGAATTTCCAAAGTGTTGGTTTGATTGTAGGTGGTGTTTTACCAGTAGACTACTTAGCATATCAATATATAAAAATATATCAAAGAAACATTGCAAGTCTTGAAGCTGATTTGGGAACTATAAAAGCAACAAATGGGTATGTGTATTTAGATAAGGTTTTTACTGTTACAGACTCTACTACAGGAAGTTTAAGCTATAATGGGAAGAAATTTACTGCTAATAGACTTACGCTATCTCCTTATGCTGATGAAACAAACTCAGTACAATTAATTGAAATATATTACGATGAGTCTTTGATATTTTTAACACCAACTTATATAACAGATGTAGGACAACTTGGTCCGTTTTGGAATCTTAACTTTAATTTAAATCTTTAATATATATAACTTATAAATAATGGCATCAGTAATTAACGGCACAAACATAGTACTATACTATACAAATCAAAATCCAACATTTTACTTTAATGGCTCTACGTCAGTAACCACTATTGGTGGTTTAAGTTATAAGCAATTTGGGTTACTTGACAATAATGGTGTAGCTACTAACTTTACTAAAACAGGGGATGGTATAGTTGCTGGATTTATTACAGATGTTGCTACATTATCAATACCTGCTGGTACTTGGACATTTGAGGCTTTTGCTTCAATAACAGGTGACTTGGTTTCAGTACCTGGATTCTACTATCATATATATAAATACAATGGTACAACATTGACTTCTATTGGGACTACAAGTACCATACCATTTACTCAATTAGGAATTAAAGAATATACTCAGACATACGCATTTCCAGGTGTTACATTGTTAGCAAACGAAAGAATAGTTATACAAATAGTATCTACTCAGTTAACTAGTAAAACTATGACTTTCTATACACAGGGAACTAATGATGCTACAGCTAGTACAACTATTCCCCTATCAATACCTTTTGGAGCAGCTACAAACTGTTCTTTTGAGGTTTCGGTAGAGCAGATTGAAGTTACATCTCAAAGTTCTGCTTGGTTTAGGGAGTATAAGAATGACGTAGCTTCATGGAGCATCGATGCTGATGGATTTATTGCCCTAAGCGACTATTCTTATTTATTTTTAGCTAACCTTCAGTTGACAAGACAACCAATATTAGTTAAATTTCAGATAGATAATGATAATGGCGATGGTAGCGATACTCTAGGGTACACCGTATTCACTGGTACAGCCAATTTAACGACACTTAGCCTTAGTGCTGGGGTAGAGGCTGCTTCAACATATAGCGTGTCACTACAGGGCTCTGGT